ATAGCGGTTTCATGATTGCCGTAGCCTATCAGCAGAATGTTTTTGGCGTATGGAGCAAACCATTCCACCGAGGTGTCCACGATAGCGTCAAAGTATCGGTCGGTGTTGTGTTCGGGACGAATCAGGGACTTGTCTGCTCGACGATCATATTTCCCCCCCATGCAGCAGTAAGTGTCGCCATTTAGTATAATGGCAGCATTCCGCTTCACGGCTTCGTCCAAATGATTTTTCAGCAAGCCTCTATCGCAATGGGGGTTGTCCCAATGCAGGTCGCTGATGAGTAAGAACTCCTGCCCTGATTGGCAGGTTACTTCGTGGATATTTCGGGTGTGCTTGGTGGCTGGTAGAATCATGAGAGGTTTTTAAGTTGTGCGTTTTCGGACTGGAGTTCGTGGATGGTATGTTCCATTTCCTCAAGTCGTTGACGCAAACTTACAACCTCATTGCGAAGTTCAACCAACTCTTTGTTTTGCGCTTCGGCAGTCGCCTGCCACATCGCAAGGACCGCTTGTGCCTGCTTGACTTGAAGGGACTCCGACTCGAATCGGCCCTTGGTAAACCAAGCGACAACGCCCCCGGCTATTGCGCCGAGAGTCGTTACCACACTTGTTTCTATCAGGTTCACTTCTTGACCTTTACTTTATCGATTGTCATCCAACCAACTGAAAGCAAGGTAATTAATGCACCGATAATTTCTTGCAAGGTTTCGGTGTCTAACAAGCCTTTGGCGACGAGTGTACCACCGATGAAGGTTAACAGGTGGCGAAGTAAAGCGATGACGGCTGATTTCATTAGGGGTAGTTTAGGGGTTTCGGGGTTGCGTTTGCGGAATAATCTCATAGCGATTTGCGTTGGTTGTAGTCCTCGGTGTACTGCTCGTCCCATCCTGCGAAGGTGTGGATTCCGACGGGTTCCGGCCAAGTTTGATACTTCACCCAGTTCTTCGGTTCGTCGCATTCCCAAAGAACGTCAACACACCAAGCCTTTGGATTTGCAGGGTTGATATGTCCGAGTTCCACAACGGTGCGAGGCTCGACCTCCGAGTCGTTAATGGTTCGGAAGTCAGCATAAACTGCGAATTCGTATTTTCGGAAGGTAGCCATTAGAGGGTCGTAAGGGCTTGGAGTTGAGCGTTGGTTAACTTTGTGGTATAAATTGCAGCAGACCTAATTGGGCCACCATAAAAAGCCGTATTGGTTTCAGTTGACCCCACATTTATTTGAAAGTATGTCCCCGAACCCGAAGTCGCACTTGTGCCGACTTGCACTCCATCAAAGTAAAACACGATTTCGGATGCGTTGTAAGCAACGGCCATCTTGTGCATTCCGTTGCTAATTGTAGTGGTTGGAAGTAAAGCCGTGCTTGCGTCCTTAACGATTCTAAATGTGTTTAACGAAATGGATATAGCCAGTCGATTTGTGGCCGTTCCATCGGACACACCAAAGACTCTTCGAGCATCGGGTGATTGCTTAAAATCAACCTCTAAATACATCGTCCCCTCGGTCTGCCCGATGCATCCGCTGACTGCGCCTGATAGGTTTATCACTTCTGCGTTGCGTGTTGCGCTTGTAGTTGTTGTGGGGATGTAGGAGGTAGCAACGGAGCCTGCCTCTAATTGAATGCCCCAAGCGTAAAGGGTTAGATTTAATGCACCCGATGCCGGGAATGATGCGTCGTTATTGCCCTCCGCAAACAAAAGGCGTATGTCTCCAGTCAAGTCGCCAGCAGCAATGGTGTATGGTGCGGAAATAATCCGATACCATCCATTGCCGTAATTTTGAATACTTGCCCCAGTGGTTAATGCGGTTCCACTTGCAAGGCTGAAATATGATGTTCCTGTTCCACTTCCGCCCGTAAATGCAGTAAATTGTAAAGCACAAAAATTGAGAGGGTTGGTTGCTCCTGCCTTTACAAAAGCACTGAATGTATGAACACCTGCTGCGGTAACGGAAGTTGATGATACGTACTCTAAGAAATTTGACCCCGAAGCAGTCCCTCCAACGTATTTAGTAATCGTTCCACTTGTGCCATCAGGGGCAAGGAAATCAGTGCTTCCAGTTGTTACCGTTATCCCTCCAGCAGCAGTCGCTGGTGTTGGTGTATTCAAGAGTTCAACACCTCTCGCAAAGTTCGTCCCACTCGGCTCCACCAAGAGAGCAGGGCAGCCAGCCGTTCCACCGCTGGTGTAGTAATCCAACCTCGGAATCCCCGAAGCCACAACCTCAATAAATCCGCTTGCGTTGACCCTTGTCGCAGTCGTTGCACGGGTTACATTGAAGTCGCCCGATGCACCAAGAACCACACCGCCCGAAGTCGTTGCCAAGGGTGTGTAGAGTTTGCCCGTCTTAAAGCGAGCAGGGACGATAAGGAGTGATGGGCTTGCAGGCATCTGCTATGCGTTTAAAAGATTATACATTCGGACTTCGAGGCAGTTGATGAAGCGAACCTCCGCAGCGTCAGCCGAGTCGGTGTTCGCCCGTTGCATAAACGGCAGCCAAGAGTTGGAATAAAAGACGAAGTAAGCGTAGGATTGGAAGGAGTTGAGGAATCGGGTTTGGAGGCATCCATTGACCGCAGCCTCCGCAGGCAAAGCCCCGTCAGCGTCTGCACGTTGGTTAAAGGCAAGCCAAAACGGATTGCCACCGCCAAGCAGTTGGTTTGTTGGATAGCCGTAGCCGTAGCCTATCAGCATTACAGGAATGTGAAACCGATGACCGAACCGACCGAAGGCGTAACGGCCGTAATCTTACCGCCATTGCGACCGCTGATAACGATGCCAGCGGACACGGACTTGCCACTCAAAGCGTAAGCGGTTAGCAGGTTCTCGCTGCCAGTTCCGGTAAGGGTTGTGAAAGTCGCAGCGGTGTTGACTACAAGGAAGTCGTAGTTTTTGCCTGTAACGGCAGCGTCAACGAATTCCATCGTACCGCCTTGGCCGAGCATTTGTTGCAATATGGGTGTAGGCATAATTTGCTTTTAGTATAAATGTAGATTAGGTCGGAATTTCACAAACCGAGTGTCCGTAAGGGATTTCAAAAGTCATCGTCGCCTGCCATCCTGCGGTGCGGTCGTCCCGGCTCTCTACGAACCTCGTAAGGCTCACGGTGGATGAGAGGGTCCAGTCCTCGTTCGGGTCGTTTGTAAGCGATGATATGAAGTCCTGTGCGATTTGTAACTGGTCGCTTAGGACCTCGTCCTCGTTGTCCTGCCAGCCCAACGTAGGGCTGCCTGAAACCACTCCGCCCATCGGCTTAATGGATTCAACACGGTCAGAAAAGTAAACCCCAACCACCAAGTCCAAAGTACCAGCATCAGTAGTTGCAGACTGCACGTCCGCAAACACCAACGGGTAAACAATCCTCTCACGGCTTGGGGTTCGAAGATTTATCGTGTTGTCCGTTCCTATCGCCAACGGGTCGCCCGTCCCGAAGGAGTTGACCTGTGGATGAGCATTTGCAAGGTCCAAGAGAGCCTGCTTGATTTTTATCCAAGACATAGTTTTGCAGTTTCAGTATGTTCTTTTTGTGCGCTCCCATGCTTAGCAGTCGTTGCACCCTGCGAGCGGTCCGTAGGGGTAGGGGTAGTCCAAATTGCTGATTCCCATCCTCCTGTTGCGGTCCAAGACCATCCCTGTTCGGTAGTTGGTAGCGTTCGGGTAAATCGTATCCAAAGCAGAAGGAGGCGAGTTCCAAAGCGGATAGGAGTTGCGGTTCTCCATCAAGTAACGGGTTATCCGCTCGGAGTACCACTCGGCATCGTTCTTCACTTTGTCGGTTAGCCGGGTAATCTCTTCCATGCTCATTTGGCTTGATTCCTCGCTGGTCCTGCGAACCATACCCTTGTTCATATACTTGAACGCAAGGACCATGGGCAACTCGTAGTAGAGCCATTGAATCATAGCCGGCTGAATGTAGTCCTCCAACAAGGTTTGGTTGAGTGCAGACGTTGAACCGCTGACCACTTGGCTGACGAGTTCCCCGTACAACGGAGAGCCAACGATGGGCTGAATCCGCATCTCCTGCACCTTGATGACCGTTGGACGGATTTGGGTGTAGGATACGTTCTCGTTGATTATTGAGTTGTCAAGCAGCGTTTCTTCGCTTATAAAGAGTGCCTTCATGCCTTGCTGATTTTATTGCCTTTGCGGATTACCAACTGCTGCTCCCATACGTGCCTGCATTGGGGGCGATTCACTCCGCTCGGCGTGTGATACCAACCGCCTCTCCTGTTCCAAACCGAGTAGCCCATGATCGCAGAAATCCCGTCGATGTCCTCACGGGTGTAAACCTTGCCTTGCCCGGCTAAGTCAAGCATGACCTTGCAGAACTCACGGCTGGAGCCTTTGTCCTTGTTGCTGAACCCTGTCGCCCATGCATACTTGTAGCGCACCTCCAAGACTGGCTCTGCAACTTCCTTCACGTTCTTAGGCAGGTTCTGCTCGGCAATCTTGTCCACGGCCCGGCTGATTGGGTAGCGGTCCTTGGTGATTAGGTAAGCGACACGCTTGGCAACCTTCGCCTTGCTGACTCCGAACTCCTTGGCCATTTCTTCAACCGATGCGTCCCGGTTCTTTTTGCGGTAGGCTTCAATCTTCTTGTCAAGTTCAACCTCTTCCTCGCCTAATTCGGCAAAGGCCAACCGTATGTTTTCGTCGATGTTAGCATCAAACCGCATCGGCTTTGAGTGCATCACGTGGTAGTCGTCGGCATGGCATCCGAACTTGCTTGCAACCACTTCCAAGACCTTGAACTCTTCGTCGCCCCATCCGTAGTCTTCATCGTCATCTTGGCCCCAAGTCGGTTCGCTGAACTCTTGGGCCTGCACTCCGAGCATCGTGTCAATCTCTTGGGCTGATAGACCGAAGCCAGCCGAGAGCATGGTCCGTGCCATTTCCAACGTGATTTTCTCCTGCATATACTGACGCACGATACGCATCAGGTTTTGGTACTCACGGCCTGACAACTTCTTGATGTTCTCGTTTGATGCCAAGCCTTGCGGTGCAGTAGGTTCAGGGCTGACCTCTACGGCTGCAGTTGCTCCTGCAAGACCCGAACCCTCTGCCTTTGCAGGC